AGCTGCAGGCGGGCATGCGCCAGCTCTATGCATTCCTCGGCAAGCTGCTCAAGCATTGCCGGTTCACCGATCTGCATTACATTCATTTTCCTTTTCCTCTCTCATCAGCTGCAAAATAAACGCCAAATTGCAGGCCACATGCTCGATGTGCAGCAGGCCGCTCTCATCGTCTACGGCTTCCGGGCTCCACCATGCCTTAAGCACATGTCGCAGAAGGGCGTCCCAATACCGTTCTATGCTTACCTTGCGCCAGTTGTCCGGGTCATGGTACTTCTCGCACCCGTACTGCCTGACGCGTGCGATGGCGTATATGATCTCCGGCGGCACCAGTGACAGCATCGGCTTACCGGCGTCATGCTTCGCCGCCTGGTCATCTGTCAGGGTAACGGATGCCGTATTGTGTTCCTGATCTTCTGCCTGTTCAGGTGCCTGCGCTGGTTCCTGATCTGTCGGATCATTCTCTGTGATCTGCTCCGGTTCTTCTGCTTTCACGGGTTCCTCTCCCGGATCCGCGCGGCCTTCAGCTTCTGCCAACACTCTTTCCATGGTTTTTAGCCGTCCAAGCAGCCTGCCGTCTACCTCACAGCCATGATCAGTCAGCCACTGTGCCATTCGTTTTTTGGAACAGCAGTTCCTGTCTGCCAGTATCTCAACCTGCCGCCGCCTGTCCTTCGCGGCCTGATAGTCCCGGATAATCTCCCCGGAATCCATGTACCCGAACGGCCTGCGGTTTTCCTGCTCACTCATTTTCTGTCATCCCCCTGATCAATCATGTCCTCTAAGTCATCAATGCTTACGGCAATGTGCAGCCCTGCAAAAGTCAGGTGCACGAAGTTGCCGCGCCGTTCTGTCTGCCCCTCTACCGGCTTCACGCCGTCCGTCTGATCGTTGTGAACCCAAACGCGTATATCCATTTTCCGCTCCCTTCGCGTATTCCTCACACGCCCAATAGCCGTTCGCTGTAATTTGCGTTGTACGGGTACTGCATGCCGCCCGTAACCTCTCTTTCCGGCTTGCAAAACGGGCAATCTCTGCGTTCGTTCAGATACGTGTCACGTAATATCATGCAACTGCCTCTGCCTTCCGGGTTTACCTCTCGCGCAAAGCACGGCCTTGTGTCTCTGCATCGCAATGTATTAACTTCCATTCGCTCCCCCTTGTGCCGCCAACAGCTGGCCTTCCAGATCGTCGTAGTCATATTCCCGCTCTGGGAAATTGCTGAACTTCGTGGTCTTCACGGTCATTCCCTGTGTACCGTTGGCGGTTGTTCCCTGCCGCTGGTTACGTGACCAATTCCGTACAGCTGCTCGCCAATCCTTCATGTGGTTCTTGCCGACCATCCAGCCGTTCGAGCTGTAATAATCCAAGAACTTCTCGGCATCTACGTGATAACCGTGTTCGGTGATATAGCTGTCCAGCTCTTGGATGGTGGGTGGCGTAAACCGCCCCCTTGTTTTTATTTTTTTATCACTTTCACTTTCACTTACACTTTCACTTACACTTACACTTTCAGCTACGTTTGCTACTTTCGTTCTAGCAAAAGTAGCATTTGCTTGTTTTGCTACACCGCCTTTGTGTCCGGCTTCTTTCCTCGCTTCAACCGTTTTCTTCCACTTCTCGTTGTCGCGGTCTATGTCTGCCCGGATAAAGCTGAAGGCCATTTTGGTAACTCCGTCCATTTCCGGCATCTGGTCACCTGACACATAGGCCATAATTGCTGTCAACAGATAGCCGCGCTGTTCCATCGTGAGCAATTCAAGCTGTTCCTGATAGTCTGTGTACATGACAAAGCTGTTCTTCATGACACTTCTTCCTCTATCTCGACAACCACCTTCGGATCAGAGTCAACATAAAACCTGTCATGGAACCCCAGCACCGTCTGCCAGCCGTCATTCCTGATGTAGTCCCCCTGAACCAGCGCATCCATGAAGATCTTGTGAAAGAACGTTTCGATGTTGTCAGGATCAACACGGCGGTTGCTTCGGTAATACCGGAAGTGGATGAACAGCGGCGGCGTCAGCTTCATGGCTTTCAGCTGCTGCCTAAGCTGGATCAGCACCCGGTTCTGTTCTCTGTGCTTCAGGCTGTTCCCGGCGTTCCAACCGCTCCGGTTCTCCCGGATGAACTCGTTCATGTTGGAAAACTCGCCCTTAATCACTACTCTTTTCATAGCCCACCTCAGTTGAACGGCAGATCTTCTGCAAGGTTGTCGGGAATATCCATAAACTCATCGGATGCCGTTTCATGAGCTGTTTCAGGGGCCGTTGTCTGGCCCTCTGATTTGCTGTCTGCGAATTCCTGGCTGTTCACGATGATGTCGGTGGTGTACACCTTCCTGCCGTCTTTCTCATAACTGTCGGTCTGGATGGAACCGGATATGATAAACTTCCGGCCCTTCTGCATGTACTTCTCGGCAAATTCCGCACGCTTGCCCCATGCCACGCATCTGATGAAGTCAGCTTTCTTTTCGTCTTTGCTGTAACGGTCTACCGCAAGAGTATAATTGGCAACCGGTGTGCCGGCCTGCGTGTGCCTGATCTCAGGGTCAGCCGTCAGACGGCCTGATAAAATAACATTGTTCATTTAATCGATCTCCTATAACCATGACTTCCCGAATATCCGGACGAAGTCCTCTCTGTCTCCGTGTCTCTGCTCAAAGTCTGCCTGTGCCAGCCGCATCAGCTCCAGATCCATGTCCCTGTTCCGGTGCACCCCTTCGGATCCTGTGTGATGCCGTTCACACAACGGCACCACATAACCGTATTTGTCCGATATCTTCCGTCTGCCATGCCCTTTAAAGATGTGGTGCATCTGGACATCCGGGTTTCCGCAGATGATGCAGGTGGTTTCTTCCCACGGCTTAACCATGGTCTTTCTCCCACTGTTCAAGGCTTCGCCGCATCTGCTCGGACGTTGGCGTTTCTATGCCAATCTCTTCCATCTCGCTGATGACGCCGTCCAAAAGCCTTGAAAACTGCTTTGTGTCATATGTCGAAGAACCGTAATAACAGAGCATCTGCACTGCTGTCTGCTCCCCAACCTTAACCAGGCCGACTTCCTCACACTCGCGCCACTGGCGCTTCAGCATCTCCACCGCTCCCGGCTTCACGCACACATAAGTAAAAGCGCCGTACCTCTTCAACATCTTCATGTACACTTCCCATTTGTCCGCACCGATGGCGGCGGCAATGTCTCCGATGCACTTCCAAAGAAGCGCGTTGGCGTTCAGGCTTCGCTTCCGGCGGTGCTTCTGGGCGGTGATGTCCAGCAGATCTGTTCTGAGTTCGTCCAACCCAAGCTGTGACGGCTGAGCGTCAACTGTGAAGCTTATACACAGCCTTCCTTCCAGCGTCCGGTATACGTCATTTAGACGTCCTGTCACGTTCATCAGGCGTCACCGTACTTTGCCTTAAGCATGGTCAGCATCTTAGCCGCATCGGCAGCGCTCAGGGTTTCCCACTTCAGGCCCTGTTGCTGGCACCACTTCGGAAGATTGACGTTGTGCTTCTGGCAAAGAGATTTCAGCGTATCCTTTACAACATCCGTTGCCGGTTTCTTCTCCAATTCCTTGATGGCGTCCTGCTGCTGGATAGCGTTTACCAGCTCTTCCGCTGAACACATGGAACCGTCAATGCCGATTCCGCAGAAGCCAAGCGCCCGGCCTACTGCTGATGTCTCGCAATTCTCGATATAGCTTGTCTTGTTGATGTAGCTGGACGACTCTTTTTCATAGGCCAGCCCGGTTGCCAGGATCGTTTCTCCATCCCTGATGGTGGCCCGGATCACAACCACTTCGCCTTCCATGCTGACAATCTCTGTCTCAATGGTTCCGTTCGGGCAGATGTCCCGGAAGGCCTTCACGCGCTCGTTAACCTGCACGTATTCCTTGCCTTTAATATCCATGGTCTGCAGCTTCTGATTTACTGCTTTCAGCTGTTCACTCGTCATCTTCAATCCACTCCCTCATATTCTTCAGGCACTCGTCACAGTACCAACTGCTTACAATCTTCACAGCATCTTCCTGCCGGATCGGCTCCCGGCACACCGCGCAAAGCGGCAGATGCCTGTCGGCTGCTTCCTGCTGTCTCATGTGCCGCTCGTAACGGTCAAGGTTGTCAGGGATGTACATAATCAATCCCCCTCATGGCCTTGCAGTAGTCAGCTGACCGGATCAGCATCTTCATGTAGGCTTCCGCCTTCTCCAGATTCGCGTCACCGCAGACGTTATGCCAGCTTGCAGGGAAAGCATCTTCAGTCTCAAAACACTTATAACTGCTTTTTCTCACGTGGCACATGGTAACGTGGATATCTGCGACGCGGCTGGTCAGAGATAATGTTGCAATGCCATTGAATTGCTGATTAAACAAATCAATCAGTTCCATCAGCTCCGCAATCCTGCCAATAGACAATCCGCACTTGAATGTGGTATCATTTACCTGATGATTATTTTCATTGCCGTCCTGTTTGGTGGTTGCCGCCACCGGCAGGGCATTTTTATTCTCCATGCTCTTCTCCCTTCTGCTCATAAGGCCGGTGACGCATCTGCCAGATCGCACTGTCTGACGGTCTGATTGATCCGTGCTGAAGTTTCATGCACGGCAGCTTTCCGGTTCTTTTGATCCAGTTCGTGTACTTTTCCAGCTCGTGCCTGGCGTCCCGGCCCCTCATAACCGGATATCCTCATAAGGATCAAGGACTTCATAGGTGACGTGCAAAGGCGTTTCATCCTTTTCCGGCTTAAACTCTTTCCCCTCTGATGTGCACAGCGCCACGATGGAGCACCCGGCAAACCCCATCAGGAAGCAGCCCCATTTCATCCCCATCGTGATGCCCAACAGTCCACCTGTGAAAAATGCCAGGTGAAAGCAGGCACATCTCATATTGTCATACGCGCGTTTCAGACTCATTTTTACCCCCTATTCTGCCGCTCTCCCCAGAACGGCATCCAACTTTCCTCTGTAGATCACATATGTCTTTCTTTTGCCGCCGGGCCGCTGAAGGACTTCCCCGATCGGGAGCTTACCTAGCTCCATGTAGTAACGCACGGTGTTGATGTGCATTCCTAATTCCTTCGCGGCCTGTTCTACGGTGACACGGTTAGTCACGTTATCACCCTCTTTCAGTCTTTCAGGAGTCTTGAAACCGGGACGTTCAGCGCCTTCGCCACTTTTTCAAGCGTTGACAGCATCGGCACGGCCTCACGCCATTTCCCGACAACGCCATTTCCTACGCCTGCGGTCTTTTCCAACTCCATTATGCTGATGCCTTTTTTATCGCATAGCGCCTTGATGTTTTCGTAAATAATCACAATCACCTTCTTTCATTTTTGGATACCTTTATGATTGACTGAATATAGATTTCGTTCTAAAATAGTTTTACCAGAACTCTCAGAAGGGCATCTATATTCTCCTCTTTGGATTTAGTGTTATCTCTAAATCCAATAACATTATATAGACCCCCTTCTAATTTGTCAAGCTCATTTTTTAGTGATATCTCTAAATGCAAGGGGGAAGCTATGAACTCTGTCGAATTGGTAAAGGCCATCTGTAAGGAAAGGAAAATACCGATATCAAGGCTAGAACGTGAATGCAATTTCGCGAATGGATATATTCGTGGCCTGAAAGAAGGCAAGTTTCCATCTGACCGATTGCAAATTATTGCCGACTATCTCGGCGTTTCTGTGGACTACCTTTTAACTGGCAGGAATTTTGACCAGCAAAAGGGTTATTATTTTGATGAAGAATCAGCAAAGGTTGCGCAGAAAATCTTTGAGTATCGGGACTTGCGAACCCTGTTTGATGCCGCAAGGGACGCCCGACCCGAAGACCTAAAGACGGCTGCGGATTGGCTCAGACGTTTAAAGGAGACGAACCCGGATGCATGAAAGAATTTTTGTCCACTACAACAAATTACCTGGGAAGATCAACGAAGCTGTCACGCCCTGCAACGGTGGCTATGATGTCCAGATCGACCCGCGCCAGAGCAATGACGGTATACTGCGTTCTTTTCATCATGCCATGCGTCACATAAAGGATTTGGACTTTGAGAAGGACAATGTGCAAGAAATTGAGTACGAAGCACACAGAAAGGAGTAATGTGAAATGAGGAAAGTATTATTGGCGGCGGCGTTGGCTCTGGCCTGTGTTCTGCCGTGCCATGCCGAAGAATTGGCTGATCAGTCAGATTTATTGGTAGGCGAAATAAACAGGCTTCGCGAAATCGTCGCAGAGTTGGACAGCCACTATATCAACATTGCAAACATGTGCCTTTATGTTCCGGATGGTTGGGAACTTGCCGAAACAGGCGATACCTATGTATTCACTTTTGAGGACAGTGCTGTCAGCGTGTCCGGCATTGATTTTACCGATCTTGAAACCCTTGCTGATGCAACATGGGGAATTTTTAAGAAAACCATACCTAATGCATTTATGGGAAAAGACGGTGCCGAAATGATTGACGAATCGGAAGAAGTAGTAAATGGGCGCCGTATATACATGTGCATGTTGACTTACACCGAAGACGATACACCGTATTACGTGCTTGGGGTCACCGTTGACTGCCGATCCGCCATTGATTACTTTAGCTATGTAACGATAGACGAAGAGCTGCCAGCCAGCAATACTTTTTCAGAATTTATAGACAACACAATGTTTTTCTAGTCAAATAACACCCACCTTGTCCCAGCAAGCAAAAAAACAGAAGTAAAGAAGTGAAATAAAAAACCGCCCACCCTGCTGCAACAGAATGAGCGGTAAGCCCGGCACATGGTACCGAACCAGTACGCCATGATTGTACCATATGCCGGAAAAGAAAGGAAGGTACAACCATGCCCAAACGCAAAAAGTACATGCGGCTCCCGAATCAATTCGGCTCGATCCGCTATCTCGGCAAGGGCCGTTCCCTGCCCTATGCCGTGCACCCACCCTGCACCCAGCGCGATGCTAAAGGCAATTTCATTCGCCCTTCGGCGCTCTGTTATGTGCCTGACTGGTATACCGGCTTTGCGGTGCTCTCAGCCTATCACGCTGGAACATATCAGCCTGGCATGGAGCTGGACATTGCGATGGACGCGCAGGATACTCGGTCCGACCTTGACGCCTATTGCAGACGGCTGGCCCGAAACTTTGCCATGATCGAAGGCGCCGCACCGCAGGGCCAGACGCTGGCAGAAGTCTTTGAGCAGTTCAAGGATCACAAATTCGGCGAAAACGCTGTCAAGAAGCTGAGCGCCAGCGCAATGACAGCCTATAATCAGGGCTTTTCCTATCTGTCAGATCTCCACAACATCCCACTGCAGGCCATCACGCTGGATCAGCTCCAGCAGTGCGTTAACCAGTGCGACAAGAGCAAGGCCACCCGGCAGAACATCGTTCTGACTGCTAAACAGGTCTACAAATTCGCCGTGCCGCGTCATCTGTGTGAAGAGAACACGGCGCAGTTTCTGGTTATCCCGGAAGGCCGGGAAAACGTGCATGGCGTGCCGTTTACCGATGCCGAAATAAAGATCCTCTGGGAACATCGGCAGGATCCGGTTGCCTGGGCGCTGGTGATCATGTGTTATTCCGGTTTCAGAATCACGGCCTATCAGAAGCTGACGGTTGCCGGGAACTACTTTCAGGGCGGTGTCAAGACCGCCGCGGGTAAGGGCCGCATTGTTCCGATCCACCCCGGCATAGCTGAGCTGCTTCCGTTGCCGGACGTTCTGACTGGGTCAGAAGCACGGTTCCGTGAAGAAATGTATGCATTGCTGTCAGATCTCGGCATGGCAGGCAACCCGAAGCATACGCCGCATGACTGCCGCCATACATTCTCCCGGCTGTGTGAGTCTTACGGCGTCCGGGACGTGGACAGAAAAAGAATGCTTGGGCATTCGCTCGGTGGTGACATCACAAACAGCGTATACGGGCACCGCTCCGTTGACGAATTGATGGAGCAGATATGCAAGATACCTGCCCCATCGGATTTGTGACTATTTGTGACTATTAAACACTGTTTATGCGTGATTCTACAGCAACGATAAACGATGTGCAAAAGCACCGCAAGCCGCATAAAATAAGGCTTTTCTGAGCATTTCCGGGCAAACTCGGAACCCGGCGTTTTTTAACAAACTCTTAACCCGGCAAAATACAAAGATGCTCGAAAAACCTTGTTTTATCGGCTTTCCGGGCATTTTGCAGTTTCTGCTTGTGACTATTTTGTGACTATTAAGCAGTATCCGATGTGCGTTTAACAGCAATAAAAAGGGCCGGTTTCCCGGCCCTCTCTTTACGTTTCAGGGAACTCTTCCCCGATATAATCCTTATATTCTTCTCTGGTAATCACGCCGTTTTCCACGTCCGTCTTTGCCAATTCTTTGACCTGATCCTTCATGGTATCCGGCACGCTGTCAAACGTCCGTTTCCCGGCCTTGATCAATCTCCAGTAGCTGTGTGCAATAGCGCTAATCTTCATCACTCTGTTCCCCCTGTCATCATTTCGTACAGTTCCACAATGCATTCGTCCTGCCCGGCATTGATTGCCGTCTGTTCTTCCGTCCTGCCTTCCAGCGTGGCAAGGCGTTCCTCTGTTGTAGCTTCGGGCCGCAGGTTGACCACTTCCCATATTCCAGCCAGATGCTCCGTGATGCTGTCCAATACGGTATAGCCTTCCAGCGCTTCGCCGTCAGCCATGACTCTCTGCATGGCAAACGCATCACCGAATTTGCCCTTGATGATCTCGCTGGTGCTCCTGATCAGTGTGACAACCAGCCTGCTGCCGTCAGCCTGTGCTGTCTGTACGTTCATTTCTGTGCCATCGTTAAACCTAAGAACCATGTCCCTGTCCCCCTTATACCTCTTTGATGATCGCTTCAATGCCTGCTGCCTGCATCTCTTTCATGCGCTGCTCCGCATTGGCCCGGACGCTGAAGCTGCCGCAGACCACCCGGCTCATTACCCCGTCATCTTCGATAAAGCAATCATACCCGGTTTTCCGCTTAACCTCTTCTGCCCTTCTGGCGGCGCTATTCGGGCTGATAAAGGCCCCCACCTGCACCCGGAACATGACAACCTTGGCAGGCTTCACGGGTTCCAGAACCGCCGTTTCCTTTAATCGCAGGACGTTGGCAACTGTATATGCTCCGTAGACGGTGGAACCGATCCACGATATGAATTCTGCGTCTTCCCCTGCCGCTTTGCAGTAGGCATGCCCGGTGTCCAACCATTTACCGCCGCCAAGAAACATGTTTGTGTGGTTGATGCCCATATAGGTAACAATATCACCCGGTTTCACGGTGCCGTCCTTAAGACAGGCCGAAAGCGTTTTGTTGCCGATGGCGGTAATGTCAAAGGCCTTCAGCATTGCTTCCTTTGCGGCTTTGCTCTTGTAGATGATAGCGCCGTCTTTTCTGCCGTACCACTGCCCCGGGTTCTTATCCCAAAGGCCTGCCTCAATCAGCGCCCACATGACGCCACGGACACAGTTGACGCGCCTGATGTTCTTCAGCCTGGCATTGTCAAATGTATCTGCCAGCGTCTTGGTATTGGAGTACGTCCATTTATGACCGCTGTGAATGTCATCTTTCAGCGTGGCGTTCATGTCCTGTGCGGCCTTGATGATCTTATCAATAACGCTCATGGTTTCCACCTCTTTCTTCTGTTCCACCTGGTCAAATCTGGTCAGCTGAAAACGATCAATCAGGTTCATCAGCTTTGAAACATAATTGACATCTGTGGCATACCCACCGGCCTTAATCAATTCCACCTGCTTCCGGGCGTCCGTGATCTGGTTAATCCCCGGGTACCTTGGCGCGGATCCGTTCCGGGCGCCGATGAAATAAGCGGCCCTGTCGCGGATGCTGTCAAGCATACATGCGTATTTTCGGAAGTCAGCCGTCACATAATACACTTGCCCGGATGACGTCTGCTCTGCCGTCTGTTTAGTATACTTGCTCTTGCCGTCCCAGCTGGAACCGCTCCAACTGTTGCCGGACAGACTGCACTTCATCCCGTGTAAGTTGTCGGCATTCTTGGCAAGGTCAGTTGTCCCGAATCCGCTTTCAAGACAGAACTGAGCTAAACCAACAGAAGCAAGCATCCCGGTTTCCTTCTGCACTGTCTGGTAAAGCGGCGCCATCCGTTCGATCTTCTCGGTTTCGGTCAGGCCGTTAAGCTGGTAAGCATGGAGCAGTTCACCCGGTTCCTCTTTTGCCTGATCGCCGGTGATAAGCTGCTTGAACTCCGCCCATGTATGAGCGCTGTTGTTTTGACAGTACGGCGCAGGGCACCACTTATAATTAACATCGTAGTGCCTGATGACGTGGGCAGCATCAATGTCCAACTCTGCCATCAGATGCCGCGTCAGCTCTGCCGCCGCTTTTACTGTCTCATCGGTAAAATACCAATCGGTATCCTGTGCGTTCATCGTGGCGGTTGACCGCTTTTTCACACACATTTCAATGCCGATGCTGTTCTGGTTCGTACATATACCGTAATACCTGCCTGACGAACCGCCGCCGCAGTGCCAGCTGTAAAAGTTATAGTAATCATTGGCCTGCCAGACATCGCCGCCATGCCCAACAAAAAAGTCGGCTGATGCGCCGACAGGGTTATTTTTGTAATATTCTGTGTTTGCGTAGGCATCGCCTAACGCTCCCACGTAGTGGATCACGATCCACTGGATGTCCGACTTTTTCCGGGCAAATGGTGTGTGGTTCAGACTGGTCAAATTTCGATTAATTTTCATTCTGTCCTTTCTGATACTGGATATTGCTCAGGCCCAGTATCGCGCCCAGGAAAGCGTCAACCGCCGTTACCGTATAAACCACTTCATCCGGGCAGGGCCAGCCCCAGACGGGGGCCAGAGCACCGTACAGCGTCCCCAGCGCCGGAAGCAGAACGAGTGCAATCCATTTAAGAATATCGTATGCCTGATTACTCATCTTCATTGTTCGCGCCTTCTTTCTCTGTTGGCATCTGCAACAATTTATGGTACAAGTCTGTTGCAACGTCATTGCCGCCTAGCCCATGATAGGCATGGTAGACCTTTTTGATGGACTCTTTAGCATAGATCGGACAGCAGCCCTTTTCTTTGTAATGGTTATAGTTTGAAACTAAACTCTCACGCAGAAGGCTCTGCACACCCTCTGCAATCGCTTCATTCTTTGAGTGCTCGGCCTTAAGCTTCTGCAAGATGGTTTTGTATCCCCATGTCAGGGCTGCAAGGCAGACGGCAAAAAGCCACTCGACCCAGTGGGTTGTGATGTATGCTAAAATGTCCATTTTAATCATCTCCTATGATGTCAGGTTGACGGGTTACAAAGTGAATTAAACATGTTTTGATAGTGAACTAAACTCCAAGATGGTCATTAAATATAAAACCTATGGTGCAACAGGTATAACTATTGGCGCTAATGGTGCTGTAGCGATTACTGGAACTATGCTTGGTATGACTGAGTATCCAACAGGCTATGCTCCGATCGGATTGGTTGGCTATGACCTTGGTGCAAATAACTATCTGACAACAAGGTATATCGCTCCTCGACAGCTAAATAATTCTACCGTCATGATTATAGCTAATCAGACATCAGCTGCTGTAACAGGTAACGTATCGATCACGATTGCATATGCTCCGGCAGCGATAGTTGGCTCACTTTAACTCAAGCGCGTCCGATCAAAACCATCGTAGTTGTTCCGCTGGCAGTAGGATTTGAAAAACTGGCAGAGGTCAGGTTGGGACGGATGTATATTGCATCGTTTGCGGCCTGTACTGTCAAATCTGCGCCGCTATTGTTTACCGTGGCAAAATACAGCATTCCGGAAAGTATAGTGGTGCACGGAATGTTCCGGATTTGCAACATCGTTGATATCCCTGAAAAATCAAGGTTGTTGCCGTAAATATAAATAAAATACAGCTGGCCAATGACATAATACGTTGCAGATGCCGAAGTAAGTTCTCGAACCTTTGTGTTGTTATCGTAAAGATGTGGAACCCAAGAATGGGCAGTGCTTATGCCTGTCATCTTGGAGTTTAGTTCATTAACTGCTCCGGGCAAAGTCTTGCTGGACGTGGTCAGATTCGTGAACGTCCAGGTGAGCAGCTTCGTTTTTATCGCATTTGCTATACTTGCAAAAGTCAGCTTCCGGAGCCCGGAGGACCCGTTATTCCCAACAGCGAACAGATCCGTGTCGCTCGGATCCGCTTTCGCCGTCAGGTCGGTCATTAACTTATATCTGAATTGATCAGCCATATGCGCCCCTCCTTACTCCATGGTGTCGATATACTGCTGGGCATAGTTCATCAGCTTCGTGGCCTGCCCTGCAGCGGTGCTGTCGGTGATGACCCTGTCGACGCGCTTGTTATCGGCGATGATCTTTCCGTTCTCGTCGATCTCGGAATAAGTGATCGACATGCGCTTGCCGATGGCATCATTCCACGCTGTGATAGAGGTTACTACTTTCATGCTATGCTACACTCCTTTCGTTTGCGATCTGTTCTATATGCTTCATGCCAAGTTCGCCGTAGTCCATGGATCCTTTAGGCTTCGATTCATTCAGCATCATGTCGAAATCCTTTAATCGGAGCTGATCAAAGTCTTTCTGCTTTGCCTTAAGCTCCCAGCCGAAAGAAAGTCCAGGAGTACCGGTAACAACAAAATACCCTGGCTTACGTTCAGAGACATAGCATTTTCCGTCTCCGTATACCTGCAGAAAAACTTGATAGCTGTCTAACGTCATTGTTTCAGCAAGCACAGGATCGATGAAAATATAGCAAGTCCCGTCCTCTCCGATAGCCCCTTCACCGATATCCCCAAACATAGGTGTTGGCATTTCATAACAGTATAAAAGTCTGGTGCCATAATCCTTCGTATCAACAGCTCTTGGCTTTTGCCCCTTGGCAGTTACAGAGTTTGATGCAATAAGATTTACACAACGGATATCGTTGTTCCGCACCTCCAGCTCTCCCAGCATTGTCGTATTACCGCCAACGGATAAATAGTTTCCTAGCGACACACCGTATTTATACGACAAATATGCGTCATTAACGCTAAAAAATGCCACTCCCCTTGTTGATCCTTCATCATGGCGAAGTACTATTTTATTGTACCCGTATTGGGTTTCATTAGAATTAGATGATGGCGATGTCGTCCTGAAAGATATGTGATCATCATATATTAGTATGCCACTCTTATACCCTTCGCTATTTGTTTCTTTATGGTACGCAGTAAAAACTGCATAGTGATAAACACCGAGACCTGGTACACCCACATTCTCCAGATATGATATCAACCGGATATCGTCACTTCTATGTCTCCCTTCAACACCTAACCAGGATATCTTAAAATAGCCATCACCCACCGCCGTAGCCGACGTGTTTACTGGAATATTGATGTACGATGAAGAATTACCGTCAATCTTAACATAGTCATCAGCGACTAATGATTTTGTTGTAGTTCCATCCTTATCCCACGTCCCGATCACGTTATCACTGGCGTCAAGGATCTGCAACAGGCCATATCCGTTATTAGCTCCGCCAAGCTTTAACGTGCCGCCCTGGGCGTAGCTGAATGATATATACAACTGCCCATCTTTGAGAACCAGGCCTTTGGCCGTCCCATTAGCTGTCAGCCTTTTAAACACTTCCTCTTGGGTCAGTGTTCCATCGACCGTATTTACGGCATTCGTTGTCGCATTAGCGAGGGCAGCGGCCAGAGCTACACCACCAATCGAGACATACTCTCCGGCGATCTGTACCGTTTTATTTGTTATGTCTGCATTGAATATGATGTTGTCATTCTTGTCTCTGACGATTAGCGCACCTGACTGAATATACTGGGCATTGATATATACTTTACCATTGTGTAAGTAAATACCTTGTATTTGGCCATTGTTTGTCAGGATATTAAACACATCATTTTGAGACAAGGCACTCACATCTACCACGACTGCCGTCTGAGCAATGTCCAGCTGCGTAGTCTCTTCAATTACTCTCCTCTCATAATCAGCAAGCAGCACAATGCTATCGCTGTCGACCAGAAGATAATCGCCCGTTTCATCCGTAGAAAGTCCATACCAGTAATCATCAAAATCACCGGAAGCGTACAGCCGACAACGAACGCCAGTAATGTCCGGATCGTCTGGGGTATATGTGACAGAAGTCACATTCTCCAAAGGATAGATAACTGTTTCCCAGTCTACACCGTTTTTTGTGACCTCAACCTCTATACGGCCTACGTATGGCGTTCGAGCTGCAGCAGAACCGTCTCTGTAATACGCGGAATAAGTTACCGTTGTGGGCTGGAACACATCATTCTGCCCGAGCTTAAATGCATCCACATCAGATTCAATAAAGTACAGCCGGCCATCAGCTCCGGGAGCTCCGTTCGGGCCCGTTGCTCCAGCGTAAGCCTTATACAGATTGAACCGCTTTGTTGCCCGGAAGGTATCTGTGCCGTTGTTGTATACTGCAGAGATGATGGCATAACCGCTATCCGTCACCAGGGATGCGGGGGTGTAAATATAACAATCTGTCCCCTCAGTAAGCTCACCGGTTATGTTTACTCCAGATGCCGAAACTATTGCCGATGCCGTGACATCTGTGCCGCCATGATAGACACGGATCTCAGTGTTGACGTCCGGGAATACCGCATAGTCACCGCCGGAGTCGACCGGAATACTCTGTGTGTCGTTGGACAGCGTGATTGTTAGCAGGCCCTGGGCCTCCGCTAAGGCCTCTGTGGCGGTCTGATCACCGATATATACATGATCGCCGGACATATAAATGCTCCGGTTGGTTATGTCGGCCTGGAAGATTACAGCTCCTGAGTCATCCCGGACCGTCAGCGCGCCGGTATTAACCCAATCAGCATTCACGCCAATGGCAGACAAGATGTTTACCAGCAGATTGCCATAGGCATCCATGCCGGCATTCCATGTGCTGCCACCATCGGTGGAGACCAAGAAGCCGTCTGCTGTGCGTTTCCAGATCTTTTCTGACTCAGCAAGAGTAGGCTTGTCATGAAGATAAAAGATCTTCCCGCCGCTTTGATCCTCTTCTACCGTGAAAAAAGCGCCTGCGCTGTTGGTCATCAGTGATACCAGGCGCTGCATTTCCACATCATAGGCGCTGATCTCTGTCTGTGCAGCACGTCTGGCCATCTGAGCAGTTTTGATCTGAGTGGCAGAGGCATAACCGGCGGATGCATTTCTAATAGCGCTTTCAGCCGTGCAGGTTACTGTGGTGTGGCTTTGGAAGCCAAAATCGATATCCGTTACGAAAGACCGATATTGCCGGCCTTTGTAATCGACGATATAGCAGGCATCGCCGATCTCAGCCAGCGGATATGACACCAGATCAGCAGAAAACGGCCGGAAGGTCATGCCAATCAGCACATTCCCGATGCCCTGCACTGCTTCCCATTCGTTGCCTTCAATCAGCGGATTGGTGATCTCCAGCACGTATCCTTCAACACCTGAGAGGATGATCTCTGACCCGGCCATTGTCTGGATCCCGGTGATCTCCACCTCGTCCGTGCTGATGGTAGGATTGTAATGCTCGGTGAAAGTGTGGTACCGGTTGGCCGTAAACCCGCCTTCATCGTACGGGATTAGCCGGACGCCATCATTGATACATACCGCATTCGCACCGGCGAGCATGGCAATGCAGCCGATGATCTGCCGGTAGGTCAGGTCTGCAGGAGCCGTATTAATCACAAATTGGTCATTGTTAAATGTCGGCGTCTGTGGCGATAACCCGGAAGCATAGCAGCAGGCCACATACAGGGCTCTTGCCGTCATCGGGAAGGTATCTGTGAGGAAATACCGCTTGTCTGCTTTCCAGAAGCCATCATAAGCCGTGATCTCAACAGTAGATCCATAGGTCTCCGGCTCCGTTACCGTGAAGGTGCCAAGATCAATCGTTTCTGTCGTTGCTGACAACTCAAAAGCGAGCGTCATCCGGATCTCGGCCCCGACAAAATCAATGCTCTCATACCGGTCATCGTCGTTGTACAGAGCCAGCGTCAGCCGTTTACAGATGGCGTTGCCGATGGGGAATGCAGTCGAGCCTGATTCGCTGGCGATCCCGCAGCCGGACAGGTTCATGTCATTGTGCCCGAGTGTCATCTCGGTGCCGTCTGGGAATGTGATCTCTGCAGTATAGATAAATGCCCGGCTTTCCTGCATTTTCTCCCGGAATTCATTTGATACATTAATCATACGATCTTCTCCCTGCCTACAAAGTCACACGTAATGCTCTCCAGTACCTCGTCATTTTCTTTCAGCCGCTTGGTTTTCATGCTGCCCTGGCCGACATAAAATTGCGCTGTTCTCCATGCACCGTAATACCAGCTGTAATAGTGCAAATTAAAGAACGGCCGTGATGGTGTCGGCACGATCTGCTGCAGAATGGCGCTGGCTTGAGCCGGCGTCAAGTTGGAGAATTCAACTGAGTACGACTCCACCGTGAAGAGCGGGGTGAGATGGGCTTTCCCGCCCATCGGTCTCCCGCTGTCCTCCGTGTAGGTTGTGGCGAAGTTCGGGTCCATTTTGTCAGGCTGCTTTACAGCTATTCCGTTGATTGTAATCCGTTCCTGTGCCATGTTCCCTCCTATGCCAGCTCAAACGGGTTATTCCCATTCATGCGCTGCCTGTCACGCGCCTCATTTACGACTGCTTCGAAGACCTTTTTCCGGTCAATGTAGATATTCACCACACTGGGTTTTCCGCTGCCTTCCTCACGGAAGATCTGCCTGATTAGCCCTTCCGGGGCTTCGAGGTTCTGTCCGTTGCGCTGATCACCAAGGGTGGCCAGAAAAGGCGCATTTGGTGGAATGACGGCACCGGTGGCAAGCCAAGGGATATCGATTGTTGGAATAGGCGGAATATGTGGCCCCCAGAAATGGTAATATCCCAAGGGGCCTAAATCCATGTCAAAAGTAAGCTTATCCTCAATCTTTTCCAATAAGCTATTAACCCCGCCAATAACACCATTGACAGCCCCAACTATTGCCCTGATAGGAGTTTTAATCAGTTCAAATGCAGCTTCAAATGCATTTACAATGATATTTTTTACAGCTGTAAACACAAGCGTGACTTTGTCCTTGATTGCTTTCCAGACTCCAAACAAAGTATCTTTTATGTTACCCCAGACCTCGGATACTTTATCCCCAATCAATGTCCAGGCAACAGATAATGTAGATTTCACTACTGTTATTGCATTAGATACAGTAGTTTTTATGTTCTCCCATTTATCTTTTATTGAGTCGAAGATATTTCCCCAAACTTCTGATACCTTTCTTTTAATCAGCCCCCACTGTACCGTCAGTAGCGCACCGACAAATTGAATGGCCGTACTGATCGCGGTTTTTATAGCTTCCCATTTGTCTGTAATCGTTCCGCGGATGCCTTCCCACATCTCGGTTACTTTGTTTTTGATCAGCGTCCAGCGAACAGCAAGCAAAGCTCCAACATACTCGGCTGCCTTCGAGACTGTGGTTTTGATCCCTGTCCATGTATCCGACAGGGTCTTTGTGATCGCGTTCCAAATATCGGATACCTTCTGTGTGATCGCGTCCCATTTCTCAGACAGGTTCTCCTGTACTGCTGTAATGGCATCACCAACTGAAGTCTTTATGGCTTCCCACTTATCAGAGATTGCAGTCTTAATATGCTCCCAAATGGAAGATGCAGTCGATTTTATGTTGAGCCAGGCGGTGGTAGCGGCGGTCTTGATCATGCTCCAAGCTGCTGCCCAGTCACCTGAAAAAACTGCAGTGAGGAATTCGACTATCCCGGCCAGAGCCGTTTTCAGCCCGGCAATCAGGCCCTCTATTGCTGCAGCAAACAGCGGACACTTTTCCTTGATGGTATCCCAGTTCTGCCACATGAGGACGCCGACCGCGATAACAGCGCCAATAATCAGCACCAGTGGGCTGAAGGAGCTGACCAACTTGCCGATCCCTGCGATGAATGTTCCTAATGTTTTGACGATAGTAATAATTTTTCCCACGAACTCGACAGCTGCCCAGGCTGCAAAGAAAGCTGCCACAATCGTGGCTACTGTCCGGATTGTCTCGCCATGGGTTGCGCACCAATCCGAGAAGGATTTCAGGCCTGCAATAATCCTGTCCCAGATGTCCAGGAAGATGCCGCCCGTCCATGTAGCAATCGGTTGGAGCACATTATCCCAGAACCACTGCCAGAGCGGCTGCAGAGCAATCAGCACATTATTTGCTATGGTGATCACAGTGCTCAGCGTATCGAAGAAACGCGGCAGGATTTCATTCGCTGTCCACGTCCCGAGCGGGACAAGCACATTTGTCCAAAACCATAACAGGCCTTCCCCGACATTAATAGCAAACGGGGCCAATGCATCCCAGAGACGAGCAAGCGCCTCGCTGATCCGGTCCCAGTTCACCGACATCAGCCCTTCATTCAGTGCATTGACGAGCCCTGGTATACCAGTGCCCATAACCCATGATCCGACTGGTTCCAGGAAGCCATGGTAAAAATCAACCAATGCACCATAATAGAATTCGCCAAGCTTCTTCAACCCATTATCCCAGAGATTTTTCAGGGCATCGACAGCAGGCTTGCACCCGTCAACAATCAGGTCGAGCAGGCCTTTCATCTTCAGGGCGAGCTTATCAACAACCGTATCCCCTTCTTCCAGCTTGCCGAAATCCATCTGTGCAAGCTGGCTTGCTGCGCCTGCCGAAGACGGCAGCGATGAGGATCCGGAGCTCTTCGGTATGCTCGGCACGGCAGAGGTTCCGGTATCAGATGCTTCCTTCTGGTACTTGTTGATATGATCCAGCGGGGAGACGTAGTTCTCTGCCTCTTTGGCTGCTTTCTTTGTCTGGACTGCAGCATCTCCCATAGCATCCGCATAATCGCCTGCAGAAGCTGCAGCATCGTCCATTCCAGCGGCGATCTCCGCCACAGGCTCCACTGCACTTCCGGCTCCTGTGGAGGTGTCCTGATTCTTGCCGGTCAACAGAACAGTCAGCGCCTTAAATGCGCTTGCTACTTTGGCCACAGCCTCCAGCACCTTATTCAGCAGCTGCAGGGCCGGTGTCAGGAGGTTGATGAACCCCTGCCCCAGATTGGCCTTGATGGACTGCAGCTGAAGGTTAAGGATCCTTGTCTGGTTTGCCCAGGAATTAGACGTCCTGGCAAAGTCACCCTGCGCGTCAGATGTCACAGAAAGCAGATAATTATATCTTAAGAGCGCCTGTTCCTGCTGGGTCATCTGGTTGTACGCCGTAGACATGCCCTGTGCCAGTCTGTACTGCTCCAGATTCGCTACGGAGAGATTAATACCAAGCTGCTTCAGCGGTTCTGTCTCCCCGGCGATCCCTGCGCGGATCTTTTGGAACGCCTCGTCTGTATCCAGATTGTAGAAAGACGCCATATCCCCAGTCAGCTCAGCCATTTTGATAGACATTTCTGTCACAGCATCGCCGGACATCCCCATGGATTTGAACATGGCGCCTATCGTGGATGTGTATTGCTTTGCGGAAAGCTCGGACAGGCCGAACTGCGTTGCTGCTGTCCTGGCAAACTCATCTATCGCTCCGGACATATTTCCGAAAGTGACGTCTACCACGTTCTGGACTCCTTCCAGATCGGATCCGAGCTCGATACACTCTTTGGAGAATGCAATGATCTGCCTGACCGCAAACGCGCCGGCGATGATGCCGCCAAGTTTCTTGAAAGCATTGCCCAGCCTGCCGGCCATGCCTTCTATGTTTCCAAGGCCCTTTTGGGCGCCGGAGGTGTCGACCTTTGTGCTCAGGATGATCGATCCATCATATGTTGCTGCCATTTGACACCTCCTTTATCCCAAAAGCTCTTTGAGCGCTTCTTCTTCGGCCTTACGTATAGCCTCTTCTTCTTCGGACAGCTTAGCCTTTATATCAATCAGTTTCTTGTTTTCTCTGTAAAATTCCTGTTCCCATTTCTCCAGCTTCTTACGCTTCGCCTTCTTCTGGCGGATCTGGACAATGTTGGAGAAGAGGCTTTCGCCGATCTCCATGTAGTAGCCCAGAAACGTCCACCAGTGCAGGTAGGGCATTGCGCGGACATCACCCGTGCCTGCTACCCGGTTGATAGCAGGGATAATGATATCCGCGTCCTGATCCCAGTCCATAAGGACCGGCCTTTTTCGGTCTTCCTTTTCAGGCTCCCGGCCCGCATCAATGAACAGAACAGCCTGCTCGCACGCCTCTTTGATGTCTGATCCTGGGATTTGCTCATGATCGGGGTAAAGGATCTGCAGCATGACCTGAGTCTTTGCCCAGTCAGGCAGATCCGGATCATTAAATGCTCGCAGGATGGTCAGGACGTCCCGGAAATCAGTTCTGATCGGATAGTCAACGCCCCCGATCTTCAGGGACGTTGGCAGTTTCCAGCTATTCATTTTTCATAGTCCTTGGTGTACTTGTCGATATGGCGCTGCACCTTCTTCAGCCGCTGACGGGTTTCCGCCTCAACAACAACAGAAATCCCGGCCAGAACGCTTTCAATGTACAACTGCCCATCCTCAAGCGGGGTAAGCGGTGAGCAGACAGCCCAGAGGGGCGATGTGTCACAGCCGAAAAGCATATCCATTTTCGCCTTAAGCTCCGCGGATGCCTTTTTCAGCGCCGGTTCTGCCCCGTCCTCTTCTTTGCTTGCCTGCCCCAGCTCCTTAAAGATCCCGCTCAGGCTCTCGACAACCTCGTTGTAACGTTCCACAATGCCCAGATCGGACGGGTTAAACCGAAACACGCCGATCTCATTGCCGTCCTGATTAACCAGCTGATATGACTTGGTGCCATCAGATATGCGGATCTGTTCCATGTGCTTTTTCCTCCCTCAAAATTATTCAGCGTCTGCAGTGAACGTCGGCACCTTATTGGCAAAGGCAACAGTGCCCTTGATGCGGTTGCCGGCATAGTTGATGGTAAACGGGATAGACACGCCAGAGGTATCACCGCCGATGGAGGTAGGTACCAGATAGCAATCCTCCTTATAGGCCAGATGGCCGGTTGCTTCGGTGTCCTCCACGATCACCTCAAGGACGGAGGTCTTGCAGTCATCACCGCGAAGGCGGCCCATGGCGATATCCCGCAGCTTCGGGTACAGCGGATCGGACGGGTCAGCATAGAACGGATCCGCTTCTGTGGAGGGTTCATATCCGCTGTGGGAGAAGGAGGTTTCGTCCAGAATATTCTTCTTGGTCTCGGTATCGGGATTCAGCTCGGTGGCCATTTCCTCGATATCTTTACCGATCCAGTACCAGGAAGGCGTCCCGGTGCCCCCGAAGGTTGTGTCTACAAACGTTCTGTAAGCGCCACGTGTAAGCTTCATTTGTAAGCTCCTTTCTAATTTGATGTGTCAAATTCCTTATAAACAATCCTGCCCTGGATCATGTACCTGGCCACGCCCTCCTCCGCATTTACGCTGGCGAGGTTGGGCATGTCCTGCAGCACCTCTATCCGCTCGATCTCGCAGTTCGCGCCGAAGTCAGGATAGTTCTTCTGTCGGTCCTGCTCCTCGATCCAGTCCAGAAATGCCTGTGCCAGCTCCATGGCCTCTGTGTTCAGCAGATCCAGCGGATCGGAGGAATACAGTCTGACGATGATGAAGGCAAAGGCGTACTGCCGCTGCTGGTCTCCGTTAATGTATGTCCGGATGTTGCGATCGTTATACTGGGGCAGGATAGCTACAGAGTCAGCTGTTTCCGGGGAATAATTAAAGCCCAGTACGCTGACGACCAGCTCCTGGACTTTATCCGCGAAATATGCTTTTACTGCTTCATGCTTTGTCATCTCGGCCTCCTGTTCAGCCATCTCTGGTATGATCTGATTACATCGTCCCCTCTGGCCGTCCACATGGCCTTATCCCAGTGAGATGTGGCGAGAGGATGCCTTGCCACGCTCTGCCTAAGCTCTCTGCGGGGGCGTGCCGGGACCTTATGCTCACCATGCGAGACCCATGGGCTGCCTGTTTTCGAGGATACATACAAAATCCCCTCATACTGGTAATGTGCATAAGGGGATTGATAATGGATCAATCCTGTGCCGTCCTTAACATAGGTACGGACATCTTGGGAGAGTACAAGGTTCCTTGCAGGGACATATGGAGTCATCAGCCGTTTGCAGTTATTCGCCAGGCGGAGCGCGCCCTCGTCACCACCGGAGCGCTCATAGGCGATCTGCTTTTTGCTGCCGATCCATTTGAAATCCATTTTCATGGCCGTCATCCCCCCAGTCGGTAATGCTTATCCATCAGGTGAGATGTGTTGTCAGCAAAGGCCGTCACCAGGAAGGCATCCGGCTTGTGCGCGGTCAGGATCTCAGCAGCTCTGTGGCCTTTTTCCTGACTGATTTCATCCGTGCATTCACCCAAGATTACCAGATCATTTTTCGAGACGGCAAAGCCCGCTCCGGCCTCAGACAGAGGTATCCGTACGGTGTATGTATTGGACACCCTTGCCTGCGCGCCGTCCTGGCTGACAGTCATCTGCGCATGGTAGAAGCAATTATGCAGGACAGTCCGGATCCATGTCCCAGCCTGCTGATGATACAGGGTGATGGTATGCACATAATTAGGATTCATAGTGCCTCACCCCCGCATACAGCAGGCCGAGCATCCCCAGGTACAGCCTGCACAGCCGCGCGATCTCCTTCCGCTTCCCGGTTTCGGTGTAGATGGATTGTCCCAGATCCACGGATCCGGACTGGCCATCGTTGCTCCAGCTGGCAAGCGGCCCGGAGAGCCCCTGCGTGATGTTCTTCTGCGCCTGTTCCTCTGCCGTGTACAGCAATTCAGCAATTGCACAGGTGCAATCCTTCACCGCATCAGGGACCGTCTCCAGCTTTGCAGCAGCTCCATGCGTTGCCTGATCGATCTCGAGGGATGCCAGCTTTGCCCATCTGTTAAATGCTTCTGAGGGGATCAGCGTCCCGGCGAACTCACCCGAATAGTATTCGTAATCGGCGTACATGCATCATTCCCCCTGCGCTGCCAAGAATGCAGTGATCATCTCGGCTTTAGTCATTGATGTTGATATGCCGCTGTATCCCAATTCAGTGGCCAGCCCAGCAATCTGTGCCTTTGTCAGAGCCTCCAGCTCAGATTGGCTGAGCGTGCCGTCACTGTCCGAATCGGCAGCGTCTATCAGTTTCCCTCGCCACCAGCCTCAGCGTTTCCGTTGCCACCAGCTGCCACGGTTCCCTGCACGAGGATCGCGAACGGGCATCTGGATGCCGCAGTCGGCTGCAGAGCGTTGATCGGGTTCGGGATCTCCCAGCCCAGTCTCATCACTGCACGCAGGGCAACCATGTCGTTCTGCATCAGGTTGTAGGCGATGCTGCCGTCCGGGTTCTGGACAACGCCTTCCGTGAAGATCTTATAGGTCAGATCCTGGCGGATGGAGTATACCAGCTGACTGAAATCACCGGAGATCATGAGCGCCTGCGTCTTATCGAAAGCGCCGTTATTCGGGAAGGACATGCCGGAGCCATCAAGAGTGTATGTCGTGCCGGACTGCATGTCGGATTTGAACAGCGGCTGTCCCTGCTCGTCACGAAGGCCGCGCAGCTTTGCTCTCATGGAGATATCAGCCATATGGCCGTTGACGAAGTAGCCATCTTCCTCGACCTTTGCAATCACGCCGTTTTCGCCCATGATCACATCATACAGGTCAGTGGTTCCGGAAGCCGGAAGGGTCACGACATTGCCCGCTGCCGTAGCGGTGGCAACAACACCGGCTCTCCAAGCGGTCGGCTTGTCAGTGCCAAACAGAACGGCGCCGTCGATAACCTTACCGAAAGCTTCCTGCAGTCTCGGTCTCACTTCGCCCCAGATGTCATATTCTGCATCATCCAGCACAGCTTCCGGGATCGGCACGATAACGGCGATCTCTTCAGCAACGAGGAACTTTTTGTCCCACTGCATTTTCGTGGTCTTTTTCTGGCCGGAATCGCCATTGACGAAGTATGCCACCGGCAGCATATCCAGCACCGGCACTTTGTACTGTCTGGAGGTCATGTTCTGCAGTCTGCGGCCTCTGGAAAGCACTGCGGACTGGGCAATGATGCCCTGGACAATCTCACGGGACTCCTGTACCGGGATCAGAGCATCTGCGCCGGGCCGGTCGATACTGGTTGCTGTTTCATCGAACATTCTCAAATTCATCAGCAGATTTTTGCATCTATTCATTTTGGTTCTCCTTTCATCGCCTTGCGGCGTTTCTGATCGCATCGTTGATCGATGCGTTTTTACTTTCCGAAGCTCCTTCCGATCCGGACGATGTGGAAGTAGAAACGCGGTACCCGCTGCCGGCATATCTCGGATTCTCTTTCAGGAACTTGTCCGCAGCCTTTTTGAAGTCGGTTTTGTCATCAACCAGCTTGCCCACCTTGAACATCACATAATCCAGGTCATCAGCTTTGACGTTCTTGTCCCGCAGATAATCCCTGTGATCGCGCTCTTCAAGCTGAGCTTTGTACTGATCACGCTCCCGCTCCAATGCGCTGGCATCCGGCTGCCGTGATGCCTTATCGCGTTTATATTGTTCGATGGCCGCTGCAGCTTCCTGCTCTGACAGGCCCTGCTGCTGGAAATAGCTTTTCAGCGCTGCCTTGGATGCTCTGTCGGCCCTGCTGGTTGCGATCTCATCGAGCTGCTCATAGGTAAATGTTCCACCGGTGCTTTGCTGGCCACCGTTACCGGATCCGGCGTTCTGGCCGCCGTTGCCATTACCGTTGTTACCCTCATCATCAAACAGATGCAGGTTCATCAGGTATCTGTATTTCATATGGACCTCCATTTTTCGGGTGTGTGAACCCCTCAGAGCTTTTAACGCCTTCATGGATTGGGCAATAAAAAACAGACCTCATTATGGGTCTGTAATGAACGTGATGCAGTTGTATTGCTCATTGATGGCCAGGAGCCCGATGTACCAGGCATCGACCAGAAGTCTGCCCTTCTCGCACAGCTCCTGCCACTCAATAATTGTCTTCCCGTCACCAGTGTCGGCGCGGATCCGGTTGTCCGTCAGCCGCTCCATCGCATTGATCAGCGTGCAGGTCAGGGCAGAAATGGCGCTGCACACGATGTCCTGGCCGTCTATGTGGTAGCCGGCATGGCCGTCCATCCGGATCCCGTTATTCGTGATCCGTACTTTGATCATTCAGTGCCTCCTTTTTACTGGCAGAAAGTTGCTGCCACATATCGTCAACATCTGGGCCACTTCCTGCTGCAGGAATCACAACATCAGCATTGATGGCGTCCGTTATCTCTACCTCAAGAACACCGTCATTGCCTGCCCTATGCGAAAAACGCACTTCGGTGATGTTCTTCCCCACGGACTCTCCGTCTATCTCCAAGTACGTCTTTCGGCCGCAATTCACAAGCCGTAATGTCTTAAAATTCACTTTTATCATGGCTTCTTTCCCCGGGGCATAAAAATACCACCGCCGCGTGGGTGGTGGTTAACCAGTCCCTTTAGCAAGGGATGTCACGACAAAATTCCTCATCGCTCCATAATTCGTTAAAATAGTTACTGTAATGCTCATATGCCGAGCCAAAATTATTGTATTCAAAAGAAATAGTTTGCTGGCTCGCCTTCTCATAAACATATGGGCCCGTAAACACTCTATTATTCATCAGGAAAAGAAAGGTTTGCGGTTGATGGTCATGACATCGTATTTCTATTTTCCCTTTATATGACTTAGAATTTAACCTTTTTGCCCATTCACATAAATCTCTAATTTCTTGGCTGATATGGCCATCCGGCTGTTTCTCGTCGACTTCTCGCATCCTCAAATTTTGGCAATCTGGTTGCATTGTAATAATTCTTACTTTGCCGCCGTTTTTCAGGATGCGTTCCACAGCTTTTGTTTGGCTGTCCCTGAAAGACCTTAGTCCAAATGCCATAATATCAATTGATTTGGCTTTTCTAAGATATGAATCACAACTTGTGTTCATCTCTCCGCGCGTCCTATATACGCCTTCCAGGCCCCATTTCCTCACATTCTCCTGATCTTCTGCCCCTCTTAAAAAATCTGTAAGAAACACGATAATTGCAGAAGCCAAAACAGAAACCCCGATGTCCTTCAAAACATCCCCTATCCTGCCTCCTAGGATGATCAGAAGTAAGCCAATCAATGCAATAACTATTTCAACAAGCGTCGCATTTTTCTGGATATGCCGCCGAAGGTTTTCCATTCTATCACCACCATTTTCTAATGTTAGGCATTTTTCTGCTGTTTCCAAAGAGGGACATATGTCCCCTTTTTCAAATCTTCTGTATGAGAATAGTAATATTTTTGTTCTTTCTCAAACTCTTCTGGTGTCATTCCATTTCTCCAGAAGATAAACTCTTTCATTGACACTGTTGCCCAGTTTTCATCACTCAAAACAATCAACCCTTCCGCCATAAAAAACTTTTATCAAGTTTTGAATTATAATTCTTTCTCTTTCACGCAGCCTTTCAATAGGCGTAATTATACCATTTCGTGAACGTTGGTTCAACTCTTCTAATTCCGCCTCAAAATAGAAATCCGGATAGAAATCTGGAATCGCGTCCTTGACACGATGTGCCACATAAGTCACTCCATCATTTTGAACAGCGATCATATACGGTATGTTTTCGCAATGGACGGGTGTAGAAAGATCCGTCTCTGATAGAGAACTAATATAATTATGATTGTGGATGTAAATGAATTTAGAACCTGGATGTTCCGCAGCGTATTGCCAAAAGTCTATTCCTACACTAGTTTCATCTTTATTACATTCCTCATACATAACCTTCCCGGAATCTATATCAATTAGACACATGTGTTCATATCCATCCTCTGTGCCCTTTTTAGCTAACTCCTTAGCGGCTTCAGATAGTGACTGATTAACTTCAGAGCTGAGTCCTTGAATAGTAATGGAATAATCTTTATCATCTGAATAATAGACCTTATCAGATGTCGCTCTAATAGTATCACCTATATCCGAAAATGTTCTAACTCTTGATCCTGGGCTCACAGCATTTTTTATATTCTTAGTTGAATTCCTCCGTGGCACCCTCATATCCACCTTCAGCCCATCCTGATAAATCCGCTCCTTCTGCGTCGGCAGATCCATCTTCTTGCTGAATGCCTGATACTCCTGCAGCGTGCCCTGATATCTGGCCTTCGTCAAGGTGATGGTGTCTTTGATCTTGGCAGCTTCTTCCTCGCTGACGCCTTCCATGCCCTGCTCCAGCAGATGCACATCCTCACGGTACTTCCGCGCCCGGGTCTCAAGCTGGCGCTGCCTCTGCAGGGCTTCATAGGTGGTGTATTCCTTGCCCATGTAGGTCTTCGGTGTGTTCTCTTCCTCATGGATCCGCTCAAGTTCTTCATCGCTGTAAGTGCGGACATCGAATTCTGGATCAAAAGCATTGTAGTCATGATAGCAGTTTGCCCCGTGCAAGCCTGTCACGGTTCCCAGGCCACACACTGTCCGGAGCTGCCCCATCGTCCAAACCTTGCCTTCCCATGGCTGATGTGTAGGACGGGCGCCAATGTGCACTGTGACCTCGTAGGTATCGAGGTGAAGATCTCTAGCTACCTGCTCGTTGATCTTTCCCTGCACCTGCCGGAAACCGGTCATCACGGCGCGCCTGGCAGCCACAGGAACCCGGTTGTGCCATCCGGACTCATAGTCGATCCATCTAAGGCCTGAGGCCGTCATTTCGTTGATGGTGCGGCGCAGGACGGTGTTGTAATCAAAGGCACCGGAATGGATATCCATGATGGCCTCATCCAGCGTCTTGACGTAGTAATCCGACAGGCTGAAGCTCCTGAGACGTCTGGCCGGGTCCGTAGTCACAAACCCCAGTGAGCCGGTCATATTGCGGAACTCTTCCATCGTCTGGGCCTTGATGGCCTCCAGCGTCTGCTGCAGCTCGTCATTATCTTTGAAGGGAATAAACGGCTGGCCATGCGCATTGTATGCCCTGGCATGGCCCATGTACTGCTCATACACCTCATCGGAGAAGATGCGATCCACTTCCTCCTCGGTGGTGTCCAGCGCCTGCCGAATCCATTTGCGGATATCCTCTTCTGCCATGCCCAGCTGCTGCAGTCGTGAGATCTGCCAATCAGCAGAGGCGGTGGAGAAACCGTTAATCCTGATCCTCCGGACAATGTCATCCATGATCCGGATCTGCAGCATGTTCATCTGCTTAACGATCTCGGCCGGGAGCTTTTCCAGTTCGCCCTGGGTCATTCGATCACATCCTCATCCATCTGCACCATCTGTTTTGCTGTCTCTTCGTCCTCGTTGTACCATTTCATCCGGTACTCCCAGAGCGGCATAGCGCCCATGGCCACGTCCTGACAGTCAGCGGACCGCTCGGCCTGCTTGTCCTCAATGATGCTGTCATCGAATTTGATGTCGATATCAACATTCTCGTTTATACCTGCGCCGACCACATTGCCCAGCCTGATGATGATCCGGCAAAGCTCGATCAATACCTGTTCCAGGATGATTTCATGTTTATTCAGTCGGCGGAACATTTTACTGTTCTCGGAGACAACCTCCGTTGCCGTCTTTACCTGGCCGCTCTCGAAACGGTAGTAATGCGGACCGAAACCGCACTTCAGTGACAGATAGTTAAGGTCATCATTGAGCGCCTTGCTGTGCTGCTCAACCCTCAGATCCAGATCCACCTCATGGATCATACCGGTGCTCTGGTCCTTGTCGGCGTAATCATCAGGCAGCTTGTAAAAGACGGTATCCTCCGGATCAAAGGCAGGGGAGCCGTCATTGTTCCGGAGCATCTCCGGAGCTACAAAGATCCTTTTTCGGCCCAATTCGAATTCGTTACAGTAGCTGTCATATTTGACATCCAGGGAGCGCAGCACATCGATGGCATTGGCGAAGATGGCCACACCCATCGGATTGCTCTCGTCCTCGTCTGCGTTGTTGGTGATGTTCAGGCGCTGGATAACGAACTGCGGCTCTGCGGATCCGGTTTCCATCAGGGGCACCAAGTTTTCAAATGGCTTAAGCTCATGCCACTGCACCGGCGTCAGATCTGTCCAGCTCTCTCCGCTGGTCCCGCGCTCCACCACGCTGTTCTCGATAACATACAGGCCTTCTGCATTCTTCCGGTGGTGCTGCAGATGAATGTATTTATTCCGGTTCACTGTCTTCGGGAAGGCGAAGATCACTTCCGTGATCCGGTCATTGTTCCAGGATACCGGGAAGATGTTCCCTGCGCTCACATAGTCAATGCCGATCCTTCCGCTGATCATCCGGCCTGCGCCATCGGTTTCCGCATCGTACAGATAGGGGACAAATGCGATGGTGCCCGTGTAGGCCATGCGCTCCTGGTAGTCATTTCCCAGCACCCAGAAGTTATTCTCGTCAAGAACGTTGATCACATATCTCTCAGCCGCCTCATTAGACATCACAATCTCGATCCGCTCATTGATCAGCAGATCCGCAATATCCTCACAGACCATCTTTGCCATGCCGAGAGATTTCCGGCGCCTGCGGACCTTCTCGCCCTTGCCGGTATAGACATAATATGTCGAATGCCTGGGCACATTGCTGTTATACCAGTTCTTCCAATCAGCTATCTTCCGGTAGAAGGAGGCGTCCGCTGTTTCAATACCCTTCTTGCGGAAGTATTCAAATATTGTCATCGTAATCATCCTCCTGATCCAACGGATTTATCCAGGCATCTTCTTTTTCATCTGCCGGCAGCCAGTGCTTAAGCCAGCGCCAGGCCCCCATCACGGCATATCTGATCGCGTCCATTGCATGGTCGTTAACCTTCACAGGCACTTCCTTGCCGCGCTCGATGGACTTTTTGTCATACTCATAAATGCCGAACTCCCGGATCGCGTTCTGCTGCGCCGGTGAGATCGTCATCACATCAAAGGTCAGACACTTTTGCACCCGACTGATCCCCAATGCCACGTCATTCTGAGCGTCGCGCACATGGACCGTGAACGGCAGCTGCGTCTCCCTGATCCGGCGCTTAATCTCTTCCTGCAGGCCTCTGGCGGATGGGTCCAGGAATAAATAAAAGACACCGACCTGCAGTGTCTCATTCATCCATTCAGCCAGGCTGATCAGCTCCTGCGCATAATCGCCTGGCGTCTTCTGTTTCCCGCTCTCTCGGCCGCTGTGGTAGAACTCCGCAGCTCCTCTCATCTTCTGGTGGTACGTGTCCAGGACAAAGCCCTGGAAAGTGGTAGCGTTCTGTTGCCCGTAGTCACCACCGATGATGCCAATATTGTAAATGCGGTCCTCCGGCAGCTTCTGGATGTGCCGGTTGCCAAACATGTAGTAGATCAGCTCATCAACGCCGACCGATTCGCCGAGCCAAACCCAACGGTACATCTTCGGATCCGCTTCCTTCATAGCCTCTGCGGAATTGATCAGGTCCTGCCCGAGCCAGTCAGCCGGAACATCTCTGTAATCCGTGTGAAGGTGGATGCAGTCAGGGCGGCGCTCCATCTTTCGGCACCACTCATTAATGGCAGCATTCGGGTTCTTCGGAGGGTTGTACAGATACAGCATCTGGAACCCTGCCTTGTTGCCCCTGACGAAGGTAGCCTCGATATTGACCAGCTCATCCTCGCCCTCGCCATCCTCGAAGAACTCCGTCAGCTCATCCAGTATGACAAGCTTGATGGGATGATCTTCGTCAATGATACCCTTAGTGTCATCAATTCCATCAGATCCGGAGAAGTACATTGTTGTTTTGTGTTTCCGATACGTGATCTCCATCGGGGATTTCGTGACTTTGAATGCCTTTTTGCTGATCCCCAGCCGGTTGATCCCCCTGAGCATCTCCTTGTACACGGTCTTGCGCAGCTTGTTATGATGCTTGCGCAGCACAACAATGGATCCAGCCAGATCATCAATCAGCTGGAAGTCCGCCCGGATCGCTGCAAAGGAAGACTTAGTCCCGGCGCGGCCGGATGTCAGGATGATGTGTTTGATCGTCCGGTTGTTAAAAAGCGGCAGGTACTTCGGAATCACGATGTCTGATATCTTAACCTGGCGGTGCATCGTTGATCACCTCAATTCCGTCATCTTCCACGTAGCCTGTTTCCTTCGGCTTCTCACCGAGGCCGTCCCGGATCAACTCATAGGCTTTCAGGTTCCCATGCTCTGCCATCGACAGGAGCCGGTTGTTGATCTTTGCTATCCGCTCCGGTGTGGCTTGCTCCCGAAGATCAGCATTCAGCGACTTGTAGACAGCCCTTGCCTCTCCGGATGCAATACCTGCTTTTGTTGCCTGTTTTTTTCTCTGTTTCGGAGTTCTTTCGGAGTTCCTGATCAAATTGGCTCTACTATTCGGATTGTCACCTCGTGGCATTCACCTCACTCCAATCAAGCCCGTGCTCCCTGATGATCTCCCAGAATTCCTCCACGTCATGAGGCACTATGTAATACTTCAATCCGGTATCCGTATACTCGATGCCAACGTGATGCAACTCGTGCCTGATCAGGATCCGGAGCTGTTCCTCCGTGAAATCAGAAATATTGGGCTCATAAACGACAATAAAAAAATCATACTTGCAGCACCAGGCATATTTTTCTTCCACCTTGCAGCACTCGGCAAATATGATCTTATGATTTTTGGTCTTCTCTTTCTGGCAAGACAGATAAGCAATTCTCACATCTGACTCATACAGATCGCAGAACTCAGGGAGCTCCCTGATCAGCTTCCGTCCTATATCACCATATTTTCTACAATGTCTCATGATCCTATAATAAAAGCGGGGCTCGCCACCCCGCCTGGTGAATTTATAGAGCGCCCTGCGCCTTGCGCTATAGCCGCAAAGGATACACCCAAGCAACTGTTTAGCCCAATCAAAAAGGCCAGCTTTTACACTGGCCCGTCAAGAGGGAGGAGTTAATGAAAAAGACATGGAGTCGTTGCCGCATTCGGCAGTTTAATACTATCACAGACCCATAGTGTACTTTCAATGTACATCTGCCATTTTGTTATGGATTTCTCCAAAAGCTTTCAGCGCCCGGCCGTGCATGAAAAACAATGATCTCATGTTTTCGATATGCATCGCCGCCGCCACCTGTGACCACTTCATCCCGTCCACATACCGATACATCAGCAGCCACTTGTAAGACGGCCTTTCGATCAGGCTGATCTCAAACATAATCCGCGCCTTGGCCTGCATCAGCGCATCCATTTCCTTCTGCCACTTCCCTGTCAGGTTGTCGGCCTGCGCGATCAGCTTCAGCATCTGGTCATCCGTTGCCGATGTCTGTACCTTGTCCTTGTCATAGCTGACGCCCCGGACGCTGTACATCATGCTTTTCAGTTCTTCGATCTGCCGGGCGTAGAAACGAACTTGCCTGTCATATTCCATAATCTGTGATAAGTATTCTTTTGCTGTCATTCCCCTTTACTTCCTCGCTCCCAGGATCAACATTGTTACAAACGCACCAGATATAATGCCAATAACCAAGCCTATTAGAAAAAACCACATATTATTCCGTATCCCCCTCACTTAGTTCTGTCACTGCTGGATCTGCGCCGCTACCAAATGAAAGAGCCGTCTGCCGTGTACTGCTAACAGTTGCCGGGATCAACGCCTGCAGCTCAGCAATCTTCTTATCCACATACCGTTTCACATCTGCCCTATACGTCACATCAACGCTGTCTCCATCAGAGAATATTGTGTTATAACCAATCAGTGTCCTTACCTCTTGCGGTGTCAGATGATAGGTGATCGGTGTGGCAAGTTCATAGCATATCTGTACAGGGTTTGATGCTAACCATGCTTTGTAATTGGCGACAGTATCTTCCGTTCCGTAGCGTACTCTGACCCATTTGCCAGAGGTTGTAAAGCCTTGTACTGTATTCCCATTCGCTATACCCACACGAGAATATGCGGAACTGATGTCATACATACTGTTCTTCGCTTCTGCGTTAGTCAAGAGTGAGCCGAAGTTGTAAAACCAATTTTCTGTACCTCCATTGGCTATTGTCATAGTTTCACTGCCGTCAAGTGTAATCATCGCTCTATCCACCACCAGTTCCCCAGTAGTCACATCCAGTGTCCCGCCGTAGACCGTTCCCGCTTCTGTCGGGAAGGTTACGGAGTAGGTTTCGCCAGTGTATGGTTCATAAGCTCCGGCGGTGGAGTCGAGTTCCACTTGAACAGTATCCACGATTTCCTGTTGTGTCTTCTCAGTGTCTGCGGATGCCAGATAAACAAATGCAACAATGTACCTGTCTGCTTCTGTCGTTTGAATGGTCAAGGAAGTTGCCGTGTTATTCCCTTTATAGCTGTTAATTGCAACATCCTGTGCAGGAAGTTCTGTTGTTGTTGCAATCGTAAATCTCGCACTTGCCATTTTTGAAACAGTGTACGTTTCTCCACCTTTAATTTTGCAGTAAACACACGCACCTGTTGCCCCTATCGGTCGAATCTTTTTCTCAGCCGTGCTAATAAACAAATTCTGTAAGACATTT